CTATCACGTCATTCTCAGATGGTTCGCCAGCCGCCCAGGCTTGCACATCCATCTACAACGAAATCAAACTGCAAACATTCGGCCTATATCGCTGGTCCTTCACCATAGCCAAAACACAGTTGGCCCAAGACAGCATTGCCCCGGCCAATGAGTACGATAAGCAATATCTGCTGCCAAACGATATGGTGACCGGGGTGCCGATTGCGGTGCGAACTAGCAGTGCAGCCGGTGCCGGATTGTTCAAGGCATGGGAAATAGCGCAGTCCACCGCTGGTGGCGCGGTTCTGATTACGGACGCTACAGAAATCCATATAGATTATCAAAAGGCTGTCAGCGAAGGGCTGATGCCGACATATTTCGTTCAGCTTCTTGCCTACCAAATCGCTTGGCACCTGGCTGAGATTATCACCGATCAAACACAAAAGTCTGAATATTGGCGGTCTGTTGCGCTCGGCACTGCCGCTGAAGGGTTCCGGGGCGGTTATTTCCGGCAAGCAGCAAACATCGATGCTGGAGGCCAGACACCGTCAGTTGTTGGAGATTATTTGCTGACGGATGTTAGATGAGCCGGATACAACAATATCAATCGTCGTTTACTATAGGTGAGCTTGATCCGCTGCTACGGGGCCGGATCGACTTACAGCAATACTATAGTTCTGTTGACTTGGCTGAGAATGTCATCTTTGAACCACAAGGCGGTTTCTCTCGCCGTCCGGGCTTACGGTTTCTGACTGATCTAACAAGCGATAATGCTGCTAACGGAACAATGCTGATCCCGTTTGAGTTCAGTACCGAGCAATCTTTTATGATTGTGGCAAGCGCATACAATACATTTCAAGTCACTCCGAATATCATGTTTCGATTTTATGCTGACAACACTTTGCTAACGAACATCAACGGTTCGGGTAATGATTACATCATTTTCACCGTTGGTACGCTGTATAACGTCAGCCACTTTGACATCAATAAGATGTATTACACGCAGTCTTCAGACACGCTCATTTTAACTCATGAGAATTTTGCACCGTTTTCAATCACACGCGGGGCTAACAATACCACTTGGACAATATCATCTCTGACGTTAACTGTACCAAAGGTTGCATTTACTACAAGTCTATCAACGCCATCAGGCACTATCACGCCAGACGTAGTGGATGGAACTGTCAAAATCACCGCTAGTTCAGCCATTTTTTCAAGCGGTAATGTTGATCAATATATTAACGTCAGCAATGGTTTTGGCCGCGCTAGGATAATACAGTTCAATAGTTCAACTGAAGTGCTGGCTGTAACTGAGATTCCGTTTTTTAGTACTGATGCTATTGCGTCGGGCGATTATCAGATTGAGTCGGGCTATGAAGATGCCTGGTCTAATACCCGTGGCTGGCCGAGAACTTGCACATTCCATGAGGGCCGGTTGTACTTTGGCGGTAGTGCTTCACTGCCAACCACACTGTTCGGTAGCAAGGTCAACGACTTTTTTAATTTCAAACAGCATGAAGCTCTTGACGATGATGCCATACAAATTTCCTTAACGACAGACGTTGTCAACGCGATCACCGGGATTAGGTCTGGCAGAGACTTACAGATATTTACAACCGGGGCCGAGTTCTTTGTTCCGCAAGCCGATCTTGATCCGATTACACCATCGAACATTACAATCAAGTCAGCCACCCGGCGCGGCTCCAAGTTTGGCATCAGGCCACAGGCCGCTGAATCCGGCACGTTGTTTATTCAGCGACAAGGCAAGGCATTGCGTGAAATGTTGTTCAGCGATGTTGAGCTTTCCTACGTGGCGAACAATGTCAGCTTACTGTCGAGCCATATGATTATTGACCCGAAGAGAATGGCACTTAGAGCCGCAACAGACACCACTGAGGGCGATTTGCTTCTGATTGTCAACGGAAGTGACACAACGGGCTATAGAAGCAGCTCTACTGCCTTTACTGGAAACATAGCAGCTTTCATGGTCAATCGTGCCCAACAGATTGTTGCTCCGTCCAGCTTGTCAACCGATGGCGATTTTGTGGACGTAGGTGTGGATTTAGCAAACATTTATGTCGTTACAAAACGCACAATTGGCGGTGCTACAAAATACTATCTGGAGGTGTTTGATGATGATCGCACAACTGATTCTTCTATTCAGTACTTCAGCGGTGCGACAACCCCGGATCAAGGTTTGCCCGGTTCTACCACTGCGGGTTCCCTTTCCCACTTGGAGGGCGAAACGGTCAAGATAATCCGCGATGACATCGTTGACACTGATCAGACAGTCAGCAGCGGGAATGTAACAATGGGCGGCATCCCGGCATCTTATGCTGAAGTGGGGCTAGACTACACCGTCACTGTTAAAACCCAGCCGTTTGAGCCTCGACTGTCTTCAGGCTCGGTCCAAGGTCAGCGACGGCGTATTCTTGAAGTTATGCCTATTCTGTTCAGGACGCAGAACCTAACGCTGAATGGCAAAGAAATCGCTCTAAATAGCACTCCGCTCAGTGGGGCTGGCACGGTGCCGACATTCACGGGCACAAAGAAAACACAAGGCTTTCTCGGATACAGCCGAGATGCACAGATAACTATTTCTCAAAACCAGCCGGTATTTTTTACGGTACTGGCTCTAGACTATAAAGTGAGCGTGGGACAATAAAATGGGCGCACAAGCATTAGCAATAGCATCATTAATCGCAACTACAGCAAGTGCCGTGGCAACGTACCGTCAGGGTCAAGCAGCCCAAATGGTAGAAAATGCCAAAGCAGAGCAAGCCTTGCTTCAAGGAAGAGTTCAGGCCGCAAACTACAAAGAAGAGGCGAGCCAGAAACTTAAAAATCTAGAAAAAGTTTTAGCGGCAAACACCGCTCGGGCAGCGGCTGGCAATATTAGCCCGTTCACATCAGGCGATACACCGGCATTGATTGCCAGATTAAACACACGCGAAGGAGTGAACCAGTTCACAGTGAGCCGAGACAACGCCACGATGGCATTAAAAATGGCTAAGTATACAGCAGATCAACATAGAACTGCCGGTAAGAATATAATGAAATCAGCTAAGACCAGTGCGTTTATTAAGCTTGGTCAAGGTGTTGTTACAGCCGGTGAAACAGACCCAAACATCTTTAAATTTACTGGCGGTGCAACAAACCCGCCGAGCGTGGCGTAAATGGCAGAGCAAGTCAGATTAAGAAACACCCTTACCCCGCTCCGGGTTCCGCGAGTTAACTTTGCCGGAGCTGAAGCACAAGCGCGAGGTCTGGGTAATCTAGCTCAGAGCCTATCGCGTATGTCAGATTTTGTTTCTCGGCAAGCGCAAAGCGCGGCGGCAATTGAAGGTGCGGAGTATGGCGCAAGAAACGCACCTACCGCAAAACAGATTGAAGAAGCAGCAGCAGACGGCGCATCACTTGAACTGCCCGGTGATCAGACCACAGTTTACGGCAAAGCTGTTAGAAAGGCTGCACTGTCAATAGCCTCTGATGAAATTACCGCGTTGGCGAATGACAAGGTAACCAGAATCAATTCGATATTTAATGCCCATCTTGAGGGTGCCATGTCTGGAGAACAACAGGCTGCGGCTCTGAGTGAACTTGGCATTGATGATTTCGACTTTAATAGTCTGGCAACAGTTCTGGATACGGTAGCCGCTGGTTATGGGTCTGTTCTTGATGAAGAATCCCCGGCTGTTGCTCGAAGGTTCCGGGCTGAAATGGGCATTTCTAATAACGCCATCTGGTCAAAGTATCTAGAAAAATACGTTAAGAAACAGGATGAACAGCTAGAGTTTTCAGCAAGAGACGCACATCAGAAAACCTTTACTGTCTCAAAGATCGGGGCACTACTGGAAACGGCTGACGGCAATAAAGCGATTGATGCACTGAGAGCCGCCGAAGTCAACAAAATGTCTCCGTATTTAACCGGGTCAAAATATAAAACATTCTTAGACAACATGGATGGCATGATTAAAGATGCAGCGACAACAATTGTTGCTGACGGCACGTTTGCCACTGATAGGCCCACTTATACTATTGGCATGATCAGCCAAGGGAATGTCGGCAAATTACCACTTGCTATTCAAAACGGCATCAAAGAGCTGCGTGATCAGGGAATGTCTTTTACCGATATTGGCAAAGCCCTGCGTGAAGAGCGAAATGCTCAACTGAATTTTGCAGATGCAGAACAAAAACTAGCAGATGATCGGTCAAAACGAAATGAGCCGGGAACCATAGCCCTGGTTCGCAAATCTATGGCAACTGGTGACTCGGATGGTTTTAACAGAGATATCGTTCTACTAGCGCAAATCAATCCAGAAAAGGCACAAGAGCTAACTGATGAGTTCAACAATGCTGGACGCATACGCACCGTGTCTGATCCAGAAATCAAAAAGATGATATTGATAAATACGCCCCCGGTCTAAATCTTAAAGATCAAAAAGAATTAAATGACCTGATTGACAGCCAAGAAAGCCAGGAGCTTGCGGCTGCTAAAGATATACTCTCAGCCTTTGATTTGCCGCCGACTTACACAGCTATAAAAGAAAATGATGAGAATTTTGAAAAGGCTCAAATAGCAAGAAGAGGAAAGGCAGAACTTACACGGAGATTTCAAGAAGCAAAAAACAAAGGTCTGGATTTTGACGGCATAGCTATAGCAGACACTATCGCAAAAAACATTAGTAAAGATTTTAAAACCGTTGAAATAAAGCTCAAAAAACAAGCAGCCGATAAAAAGATTACTAATGTAAACGAAATACAAAATGACCTGAAACAGGCAGGGAGATCGTTTAAAATTTTTGAGAACAATGATTACGAAGGCGTAATAGATTACTTGAAGGGGCAAAAAATATTACGGCCCAATCAACGCGATCCCGGCATACCAACACAAAACGATGCAATAGATTCACAAATTAAAACTATTAGAACATACTTAGAGACACAGTAATGGTTGATTTGTTACAAGAAAGACGGAACTCGCACCAAACCAGACAAGACGCTCACGAGATCGTCATTAATGAGGGTGGTGCCCAGATAAGCAACCAAATTGAATTTGCGGACCCGCCAGAGAATTTTGGTCAGCCGCCTATAGAAGCAGAACAAAAAGTGCAAGGTCAGGCTTTCTACCTCGGCGGTGACGCACCCAAAAAAGAATACACTGGGACAACTATGGAGCGCACCACGGAGGCTCTCGGCGATTTGGCACAGACTGCCGGTAGCATGGCGGTTGGCACGGCGGCTGGTGTTGCTGGCTTACCTGGCGATGTGGCCTCTCTCATTGGTGGCCTGTCTAGTTTGCTGTTTCCCGGCGATCAGGGCCGCATAGAGGCCGCTACAGAAACCATGACCAAGATATCTGACAGCATAGGCTCAGAGCGGTTTCTGGGGATGTATAGAGACTTTATAAACAATCAGGCTGATCTTAGCCAAGAAGATAAAAAGATGATGTTGGACGCTGCCGAGGTTGGCTCGTTTATGTCGATCCCCGGAGCTGGCGGTGCGGTAGCGGCTGGCAAGGATGTAATTAAAGAGGGCGTGGTTAAAGCGGGACAAGCGGCTGATGCAAGGATTGCAGAACGTGCGGCTGATACCGGCGTGACGCTGACTGCCGGGGCTGATCCTATGCCAGTGATTGACGAAACATTGTCAATGATTGGACGCAGTGTCAGGCCATCAACA